CGTCTGTGCCAGATGAACCACTTGTGCCGTCTGTGCCGCTCGTACCGCTAGAGCCGTCTGTTCCGCTTGTTCCGCTTGAACCATCCGTGCCACTTGTGCCAGACGAACCGTCTGTGCCGCTTGTGCCGCTTGAACCGTCTGTTCCACTTGTTCCACTAGAACCGTCTGTGCCACTTGTGCCAGACGAACCGTCTGTGCCACTTGTTCCACTTGAACCATCAGTTCCGCTTGTTCCACTTGAACCGTTTGTACCACTTGTGCCACTAGAACCATCGGTACCACTTGTGCCAGATGAGCCATCTGTGCCAGATGAACCACTTGTGCCATCTGTGCCGCTCGTACCGCTAGAGCCGTCTGTACCAGAAGAACCGCTTGTACCATCCGTGCCACTTGTGCCAGACGAACCGTCTGTACCACTTGTACCACTTGTACCACTTGTGCCATCTGTGCCAGATGATCCACTCGTACCATCAGTACCGCTCGTACCAGACGAACCGTCTGTGCCAGATGATCCACTTGTGCCATCTGTTCCGCTCGTACCGCTAGAACCATCCGTACCACTTGTACCGCTAGAACCATCCGTACCACTTGTACCAGACGAACCATCTGTTCCGCTTGTGCCGCTTGATCCGTCTGTGCCACTTGTACCGCTAGAACCATCCGTACCACTTGTTCCACTTGAACCATCAGTTCCGCTTGTGCCGCTTGAACCGTCTGTACCGCTCGTACCAGATGAGCCGTCTGTGCCAGAAGATCCACTTGTGCCATCTGTTCCGCTTGTTCCACTTGAACCATCTGTTCCGCTTGTTCCACTTGAACCGTCCGTACCACTCGTTCCACTTGAACCGTCCGTACCACTCGTTCCACTTGAACCGTCTGTGCCAGATGATCCACTTGTTCCACTTGTGCCATCTGTTCCGCTTGTGCCACTTGAACCATCAGTTCCCGAAGAACCACTCGTACCATCAGTACCACTTGTGCCACTCGACCCGTCTGTGCCACTTGTGCCAGACGAGCCGTCTGTGCCAGATGAACCACTTGTGCCATCTGTGCCGCTCGTACCGCTAGAGCCGTCTGTACCAGAAGAACCGCTTGTACCATCCGTGCCACTTGTGCCAGACGAACCGTCTGTACCACTTGTACCACTTGTACCATCTGTGCCGCTTGTACCGCTAGAGCCGTCTGTTCCGCTTGTTCCACTAGAACCGCTTGTACCATCCGTGCCACTGGTTCCACTAGAACCACTTGTACCGTCTGTGCCACTTGTGCCTGACGAACCACTCGTGCCGTCTGTGCCAGAAGTTCCACTGGTACCATCAGTGCCTGACGAACCACTCGTGCCGTCTGTGCCAGAAGTTCCACTGGTACCATCCGTGCCACTGGTTCCACTAGAACCGCTTGTACCGTCTGTGCCACTTGTGCCAGACGAACCACTCGTGCCGTCTGTGCCAGAAGTTCCACTTGTACCATCAGTGCCGCTTGTGCCTGACGAGCCACTTGTTCCATCAGTACCAGAAGTACCGTCTGTGCCACTTGTGCCAGACGAACCACTTGTGCCGTCTGTGCCAGAAGTTCCACTTGTACCATCAGTGCCTGACGAACCACTCGTACCGTCTGTGCCAGAAGTTCCACTTGTGCCATCAGTGCCGCTTGTGCCTGACGAGCCACTTGAGCCACTTGAGCCATTTGAACCGCTTGTGCCAGACGAACCGTCTGTTCCGCTTGAACCACTTGTTCCTGTAGAGCCTGACGAGCCACTTGTGCCGGTAGATCCACTTGAACCACTTGTGCCATCAGTACCACTTGTACCATTAGAACCAGAAGTGCCACTAGATCCATTTTGTCCACTTGTGCCACTAGAACCACTACTACCTGCTGTGCCAGAAGTACCAGCTGCGGTCATGATAGACCATGAACCTGTTGCTAGTGGTGGTGATTGTCCACCACTTGAAATATTATCTAAAGCTATCCAAGAACTTCCTTCGTAAAAAACAACATCATTTTTTAGATATGTAGAAATACTTAACCACCCACCCTCCCAATCAAAACTTGCTCCATCAGTACCATCAGCTCCACTGCTTCCACTTGAACCACCTGTGCCGCTGCTGCCGCTGCTGCCGCTGCTTCCACTTGAACCGCTGCTGCCGCTGCTGCCGCTGCTTCCACTTGAACCGCTGCTGCCGCTAGTTCCGCTGCTGCCGTTGGCTCCACTGGTTCCGCTGCTTCCACTGCTTCCACTTGCGCCATCTGTGCCGCTGCTGCCGTTGACTCCACTGGTTCCACTGGTTCCACTATTGCCGTCTGTTCCACTTGATCCAGATTCTCCACTGGTGCCGCTGCTGCCATTGGTTCCACCACCGCCAATCACATATGATGCAGTCAAAGCATAACTTGCTGTAATAGCAGCAGGCAATACTGAAGAACCCGTTAATACACCATTTTCATTTGTGTGTAATACCAAGTTGCTGCCGCTTATGTATATTTCTTCCCATGCAGCACCGTCTGATGATCTCTGAACATTGTAAATGGTTTTTGGGTCTAGACTCATGATATTTTTATATAAATACTAAAATCTTGTCATTTTATTACTATTATAATAAACATTTAATATGGATCTTTTTGAAACAGATGGTTTTATATAAAAAAAATCTGCATCATATGTTTGATCACCTATCACCGCATCATTAATTGTTGCTGATGTTGCTGGCACTGGTAAAAATCTTGGTGGAGCAACAAATGGTAGAAAATTATTTAAATTTTCATTATCTGATGTAGAATTTCCAGCATAATCAAATATTGTAATTGGAGTTCTGACCCATTTATTAGAAATCTTGGCATAAAAATAATTTTCATCATAACTTCTGCTGTTGTTGTTTCCAGCTGTATCATTTGAAGATACTGGCACAGGAAATATCCAATTAAGATTTTTGATGCTGAAAGCAGCCGTAGGAGCAGCAGCAAATATATTTTGATAACTGAGAAACTTCCAACCTGTGTCTGGCAATAAGTCGTCAAACTCATCCAAAAGTCCATCAGTTGTTTTTACCCAAAGTTCTTGTTCTTTTTTGTATTTTATGACCTTTGATTTTGGCGGATGTGGAATGATAACTGTTTTATATGGAAGTTTTTCCCACTTTCCATTTACTACTCCATTATGATTAACATAAAATTCATTGCCTCTGCGATAAAACATTGCGTTCTTTTTAGCAACGACTATATTTTCCGGATTGGTATCCGTGTATATAAATTTTTTATCTATCTCATCTGATCTTTTTGACATAAATGTAATTAGTACTCACCATAAATATCTCCAAGAATATCATATGCTCTAAAATTATTTATAATAATACAAAGAAATTATACAGACAATGTTGCGTCAGTTATTTAACTGAGAATGTTCTCAGTATTTGAATATGTTTGATTATACCAATCTTTCAATACATATCATATTGTTGTTGTAACTACTACCAACTATCAATGTTATTCTCCAAGCAATGTTACTGGCCGTGGACATAAGCAACCAAGTATCAGTATATCCTCCTAGCCCAAAACTATATCCCGCATTAATATATGTGGGTGTGGTTGTAATTGTTAATGGCGCATTGTCTGTTATTGATGTACCGCCTGGACCTCCCGTACTATATACACTACTGCCATAAACTGAATATGTTCCTGAAACAGTTGATACTTGCAAACTTCTATTTCCCGATGTTGATAATCTTACTTTCAAATTTCCTAATGTAACATCTGTACCGGCATCAACAATACCACTTGCTCTATTATTAATTAAAAAACCTACCCCCGACGGTGCTGTTGATAGATCAATATATGCACCTCTTGAGCTACCGCCGCTTTCAAAAAATCTAATTCTATCAATGTATTGATCAATGACAACATTACTTCCAGATAAGGTACTATTTGGAGATTTAGCAAGTTGTATTTCTCCACCTTCATTACCACTTGCGTTTGATGATATTAAGTTTTGTCCGGTTACATTACCGCTGGCTGAAACAGCGCCTGTTAGGGTCATTGTGTCCAATGCATTTAGAGCAAAGATTGATCCTATTTCTTGTATGTCAATCCACGGATAACTTCCGGTAGTAGAAAAATCGGCATTACCGCCTATACCTGCTAAATTGGTCGCACCTGCTAATAATCTAAACGATGTCACGGTTGTTGCGGCTGTGGTAATAATTGCTTCAGCTGTGCCTCCAAATGCTCCGTATCCAGCAGCATCGCTCGGACTGTATGATTCGGCAGACGAACCTATATATGTTAATGTAGTTTCATTATACCAACAGAACTGTGGTCTTACGTTCGCACCGCTAGTAGTGAAACCGGGAATCATTCCTTTTAATCTATAAGTTTTACCAGCGGACAATGTAACTTGACCACTTCCTGTATTGACTGATATTGCCGATCCACCTGCATTTTCTATCACATTGCAAACAACAACAGATCCATTTGATAACCCAGTTTGTTGTGCAGACCTTGTGTATTTTGCATAGTTCGTGCTAACCGTACCAGTAGCAGTTGCTTGAATAGCTATGGTGGGATTTATTTGTTGAATAATTGCTTTTGTTCCAATACCTGCTCTGACAGTTACTGTTCCCGCCGCCTCTACAATACGAACTTTTACAGTTTGGTTTGTAGTTGGGGTATAAATTAAAGTAGTAGATGTTGCATTAAATTCATTTGTATTTCTATTGATATTCTCACCTATACCAGCACCTATACCAGTTGTGACTAATCTAGTATTTGTTGTTGCATCTACCCAATCGTATATTTCATAACCATTTGCTGTATCACTAAAATTGCTGAAACTTAATTCTGCAAATAAACTGTATGTTTTACCTGCGGTTAATGTGAATACACCCGTTGATGTGTTAAGAGATATACCACTACTTACAGGTGCATAATTAAATATAATATCACTACCTGAACCTGCACCGGTTTGGTCGGAAGTTATTCTACCTGCGTTAATATAATCAGGATTTACTGTACCATAAGTTGTTGGTTGCCCAGCAACCGTTATGCTGTTTGCACTGACATTACCTATATTAGTAATGTTCCCAGTCACTGATAAACTACCTGTAATTATTGTATCACCGTATACATCAAGTTTTGCGTTTGGATTTGCTTTTCCAATGCCAACATTTGTTGCATTGTCAAATATTGAACCGGTAGTTAATGTTGTTGCACCGGTAAATCTTGCAACATAATTAGATGTTCCGCCAGAAATGGTGCCAGCTCCGCTGGTTCCACTGCTGCCGCTTGTGCCACTGCTGCCGCTGGCTCCGGTGTTTCCACTGCTGCCGCTTGTGCCACTGCTGCCGCTGGCTCCGGTGTTTCCACTGCTGCCGCTTGTGCCACTGCTGCCGCTGGCTCCGGTGTTTCCACTGCTGCCGCTGGTTCCACTGCTGCCGTCTGTTCCACTGGCACCACTACTTCCGTTGGCTCCGCTGGTTCCACTGCTGCCGTCTGTTCCACTGGCACCACTACTTCCGTTGGCTCCGCTTGTGCCACTGCTGCCGTCTGTTCCACTGGCACCACTACTTCCGTTGGCTCCGCTGGTTCCACTGCTGCCGTCTGTTCCACTGGCACCACTACTTCCGTTGGCTCCGCTGGTTCCACTGCTGCCGTCTGTTCCACTGGCACCACTACTTCCGTTGGCACCACTTGTTCCACTTGTTCCACTATAACTCAAAGCATAACTTGCTGTGATAGCATAACTTGATGAAGCATATGCAAAGCCGCTCACGGTCAAATCTCCGTTAATTTCGGCATTTCCATTTACAATCAAGCCATTTGAAGCTATAAATGCGTTTTGAATCATACAACCATCTTTATATATTTAAGTGTCCATGTTCCAGATAAAGGAGTAGCCAACAAGTGTATGCTACCACCCACATTATTTACAGACAATGATACTGGCACATATCCAATTTGACTTACTTCTGTTACATAAAAACTGGAAGACACATTGTTCCAACTTGACATAACTTCATTAACTTTGATGTCAGATCCATTAGAAATAGAAACCAACCATCTTGCTGCATTTCCATCGCCAATCAATTGAGAATCTATATCAGCAGAACCAGAAATTGTTACAGAGTTTGCGGTGAATGATCCAGTAGCTCCACCATCCCCTCCACCAACAATATTCAACACTTCCAATGTACTGTTTTGATTTACGATATTATAATTTATATTTTGAGAAATTGGTGGTTGATTTGAATCAGCCAAGTTTCCATCATTAACAGACACAGATGTACGTTCTCCAGATTGTCCAATTGTACCAACAATTTTTTCATGAACATCAAATACAACTTTTCTTGGTGTAAATGCTTTTTGAACAACTGATTTATAATTTTCAAATTTATCTGGTAATAGATAAGCATTTACCATCATGCTAAATGTGCTGCGTACAATACGATCTTGACCAGCATCATTTGTTGTTTCAAAATTATAATCGCTGATACTTGTTCTAAATTTGAATCTATTTTTATCACCCCAATAATCTTCTGTAGCAAAATTTATTGCTTCTACAACAGCATTGCCTTGTTCAATCAGTTCTGTCCATATAATAAATTCATAGTTAATAATAACATGATCTGGCATTGCTACACTATAAATTTCTTTCACAGGCATAAATCCAGACATGGCAGAAAATCTATCATATTTATTCTTTTCAGAAAAATGTTTTACTGCTGGATATTGTAAGTAACGATTGAGTGTAATTAAATTATCATTGCGTTGCATGGTGCTTCTGCGAAAAGCAATAACTGGTGTTTGTATTTTACCATTATGATCTCTGATCACACCATCTTGTTGAATAGATTTCCATTTTTCTGGTGAAGCATAATTTATTGGCACTTTTATTTGACGACCAGCATCTATTATTGTAGGAGATATAACAGTATCAAGATGTGTTAAAATAGCAGTATCAATATCAATGAGTGTAACTGAAAAATTCTTTTGAGTATCTGTGTCTCTGCGTAAATCATATGCTCTATTTGGCTTGTGATTTGGACCATAAGCAGCCTCTACTACTGGCTTTTTAGATTCAGCCATTTCATGTCCATGATTTATTGGATTATGTGGTGGTTTATTTGCCACTGGTTTAGTTGTTGGTCCACGCCATGCCATAAAATTATTGATTTCTTTCCATTATATTGAGTGATGTATATTTGGTATAATGACTATTACAAACTATACTATGACTCTTGTCGCTTTGACCTCCAAGTAGCTGTTCTTGTATTACATTATCAATTTCATAATATCTATCATTCCAAGATACTACATCGCCAATTTCTGGATAAAATTCTAATTGCTTTAACATTTTTTCACGCATCTTGAAAATATGATCTTGATTTCTATTTGGTCCGAAATCGTCAAATTCTGCCGTCATTTCAGCTCTTTCAATAAGTGCAGATATTTGAACTGCTGGAAAATACCATTTACCAGTTTCTGATGAAGTTTCACCATATATATTTGTTTTGGTTTCATTTGGACAAATTTTAAATATTTGAATAAGATTTTCAATAATATTTCCCATCAATTCACCATTAAGAGAATTGATTAAGTTTAAGTCGCGTGTGCTAAAATATCTTCCTTTCATATAAATTTTTATGTTAGTGAGTATCCTGCTGCTGCTAGACCAAATCTTGCCGTTCCAACACCGGTTGTGTCATTTGCTGCAACACCAGTATTACTTACAAGATTGGTCATTGAAACTGCAACCGTGGTATATCCATACCCAAATATTGCTTTATCACTACCATAACCCGCCGCTGCAAGAGAATCTCTCCCAGTACCAACACCAGTCGTGTCTGTGGCTACAACACCTGTATTACTTACAAGATTGGTCATTGATACTCCGACAGAACCATTATATCCATATCCAAATAGTGCTTTGTCTGTTCCATAACCTGCCGCCGCCAAGACCCACCTTGCAGTCCCAACACCCGCTGTATCATTTGATACAACACCGGTGTTACTTACAAGATTGGTCATTGATAAACCTATACCATTATATCCATATCCAAATATAGCTTTATCTGTTCCATAACTAGCAGCTGCTGGACCAAATCTAGATGTGCCAACACCCGTTGTGTCATTTGATACAACACCTGTGTTGCTTACCAGATTAGTTATTGAATAAAATGTTGTAAAACCTACCGTACCATATCCAAACAGTGCTTTGTCTGTTCCATAACCCGCCGCTGCTAGAATTTGTCTCGCCGTACCGACACCGGTCGTGTCTGTTGCTACAACACCCGTATTACTAACAAGATTTGTCATTGAATAATGTGTAGTGCCATTATATCCATATCCAAATATTGCTTTGTCACTTCCATAACCAGCCGCTGCTAAACCACGTCTCCCAGTTCCAACCCCCGTTGTGTCAGCTGCTACAACACCTGTATTACTTACAAGATTTGTGATTGTAGTTAAAACGGAACTATTATCTCCATATCCAAATATAGCTTTTTGTGTTCCTGATACAATAATAGGATCAGCAAATACTTTTCTAAATTTTAATCCACTTGGTGCTGGTATTGAACTTGAATAACTTGCTGCTGCTAGAGCGGCTCTTGCTGTACCAACCCCCGTTGTATCTGTTGCTACAACTCCTGTGTTGCTTACAAGATTTGTCATTGAGTAGTAAGTTGCGCCATTTTGTCCATATCCAAATATAGCTTTGTCTGATCCATAGCCCGCTGCTGCCAAACCACTCCTCGCCGTTCCAACGCCAGTTGTATCGGTTGCTACAACGCCTGTATTACTAACAAGATTGGTCATTGAAAATGTGACAGAGCCATTATATCCATATCCAAATATAGCTTTATCTGACCCATAACCCGCTGCCGATGGATATGATCTACCCGTTCCAACACCTGTTGTGTCTGTTGATACAACACCAGTGTTGCTTACTAGATTGGTCATTGATAAAGTAACATATCCATAACCAAATATAGCTTTATCGGTTCCATAGCCAGCTGCTGCTAGAGCGGGTCTTGCTGTACCAACTCCCGCTGTATCAGTTGCTACAACGCCGGTGTTGCTTACTTTGTTGGTCACTGACTGATCGACCACAGCGTTGTTTCCATATCCAAAAATTGCTTTGTCAGTACCATACCCAGCCGCCGCTATTTGATTTCTTGCTGTACCCACGCCGGTCGTGTCATTTGCTACGACGCCCGTATTACTAACCAGATTTGTCATTGAAAATACGACAGAACCATTTTGTCCATATCCAAATATAGCTTTGTCGGTGCCATACCCCGCCGCTGCTAGTAGATATCTCGCAGTACCAACACCCGTTGTATCATTTGCTACAACACCATTGTTGCTAACAAGGTTGGTCATTGAAACATTGCCGCCACTATACCCATACCCAAATATAGCTTTTTGTGTAGTTGGAACATTACTAATATTCTTATATTTTATTCCACCGGGCGCTGGTATTGTAGTTATTGAAAATCCCGCCGCTGCTAGACCATATCTTGCTGTTCCCACGCCCGTTGTGTTATTTGCTACAACACCAGTGTTGCTTACCAGATTGGTCATTGATAGAACCGGACCATTATCTCCATATCCAAATATAGCTTTATCTGATCCATAACTTGCTGCGGCTAATATATATCTGGCTGTGCCAACGCCAGTTGTATCGGTTGCCACTACACCTGTATTACTTACAAGATTGGTTATTGACGCATAAGCAGCGGCGGTATATCCATACCCAAATATTGCTTTGTCACTACCATAACCGGCTGCTGCTGGACCTTGTCTTGCTGTTCCAACACCCGTCGTGTCTGTTGCTACTACACCCGCATTGCTTACGAGATTGGTTACTGCCGTAACAGTGCCCGTGGTTCCATATCCAAATATAACTTTGTCATTTCCATAACCCGCCGCTGCTAGTTGAAATCTGGCTGTGCCAACACCCGTTGTATTACTCGCCACAACACCTGTATTACTTACCAGATTGGTTGTTGCTGTACCACTAGCCGTCCTTCCATATCCAAATATAGCTTTGCCCACTCCATAACCTGCTGCTGCTAATTCATATCTAGCCGTACCAATACCGGCTGTATCAGTTGATACAACTCCTGTATCACTTACAAGATTGGTCATTGAAACATATGTGGTTGAGTATCCGTATCCAAATATTGCTTTGTCTGTACCATAACCCGCTGCGGCTAGAGAATATCTTGCCGTTCCAACACCCGTCGTGTCTGTTGCTACTACACCCGTGTTACTAACAAGATTTGTCATTGAAACAGCGACACTTGTAGCTCCATACCCAAATATTGCTTTTTGAGTTCCTGCTAAAACAGTTGGTATATTACTTCTATTTAAATATTTTATTGGCATATACTTTTATGGAAATATCAACTTTTTCATTTGTTCTGATGTGATTGGTTCATCTTCGCGTATGCGAATAATTTTGTATCCTTTATCAGCAGCTATTTTATTTTTTAGCTCATCTACTCTCATACTCTTTTTTTGAAATATATACTTTGCATCTTCAGCAGTTTTTGGATGCCAAAATGCTCCATCAAATTCAAATAAAATATTTTCATCTGGCAGATATGCATCATAAAATCTACCACCCATTGGATATTGATGAATAAAATACACACCAATTTCATCAAGCATATTATAATACTTTATTTCTAATGAAGTAAAATTTGTTGGCGGCTTCATAGTTTTCTTCACACCAACATACTTTAGTCGTCGTCTTTCACCTTTGGACATTATCATATCTAATATAGAAAAAGGTTTCATTTTTTAACCAATATAAATTCCAAGCGGAACTTTTTGTAGAGTGGATAACATCTGTTGTGCTTCTGCTTCACGCATTTCCATCTGAGCCTTGCGACCAGTTGCTTCTAAATTCTCTCTCAACTGTGTAATCAAATCTGTTTTTTCAGCAGATGCTTCTTGACGCAGTTCAGCACCATCCAATGTAACTTCTGCACCTGGTATTGGAATCGTTTGATACTTTTGACGAATACTGCCCAATAGTTCTTTGCACAATGCTAAAAAGTATTTTCTTATCCATTGCTTGCCAACACTATTGATGCCACTGTATGGAATATTATTGTATGGAACATTGCTATAATCTCCAATGGTATTGGAAGAAACATACGAACCGCTTGCTGTATAAAATGAACCAGAATTATAAATGCCCTGACTGTCTCTGTCTTTAACAAGCAGATACTCAAAATACATCTTGTAGTCATAAGTAGGAATTGGAAATATTTTTACTTTATTATTAACCAATTCAAAGCTATATCCAGATTTACGAACCAAATCATTGAACTCAATTGCTTGCATACGCAACAAATCTTCAAATATTGGTGTCATCAAAAATTGAGTAGCAGGAGAATAACCAGCAAATCCCATTTCATTTAATACATTGCTGTAACTCATACCTGTCATACTAAATGGATCATATATACGAGCGGATGCTGGAGGTGAGTTATGAAAAATTCTGCGAATTTCAATTCTATCAAAACTTTCACTCACATCTCCCCACAATGCTTGTAGATCATATGATTGTTGTCCTTTTTGAACATCAACATAACCTTTTTTCCAATCCACATTTCCACCCACACCAAACTCTGTGCCATATCCATTAGCTAATTTTATGAGTTGTGGCAATCCACTGCCAGCCACATTTGTTTGAGTAAGATTTACATTTGCGGAAGTTCCTTGTAGCACACCAATATTATTACGAATATTAAATTGATTTACTTGTGCTCCATATTCATTCACAGCTTCTTCAAAACATGCATAAAAATTTATGTCTATCATTTCAATATCAACAATGGGATAACCCAAACGAGTTGCTGCCCATCTGGCAGCATTTGGTGCTTCTGATATGAATTGCGAGTCGGTTTCATAAAATCCAAATGGAGTACTTCCGGTTGTGATAGCGGAGCCAGAACCAGGCCAGCGTACTCTGTCAGAATCAATATTGTAATTTATACTTGTGTCGGGCATTTTATATAAATATGAATCTGTTCGGATTTACATCGGTATATTTATTATACGCATAGAATAAATGTTTCATAGATACTTATAATATATATGCGTATAATAAAACTGAAAGATCTGTTACATGAACAAAAACTCATTGAAGCCGTGGCAGATTTACCGCCAGTCAAACTTGTTGCACCTCCCGCACAACATGCATATGCACAGCCAGCGGGGGATGGCGCAGGAAAGCCATATACTCAGCATAATATTGATTTTAGCGACAGAGGAGACACAGGCGACTTAACAACTCGCGCTGTGAATATAATCAAGCAATTTGAAAACAACATCAACAATCCAAAAGGTGGATATAATAAAGTCAAGAAATTATGGTTTCCACATAAAAGTGTTGAAGGCGGCAGTGACACAATTGCTTATGGTCACAAAATTCAACCAAATGAAGATTTTAGCAAAGGTATAACTGACGATGATGCATTGAAATTACTTGAAAAAGACGCTAATAAAAAGATTGATGTTGCCAAAAAACATATAGAAAAATTTGATAGTATGCCATTAACCGTGAGAATTGCAACAATCAATGCATTATATCGTGGTGACATGGGACCAAAAACAATAAAGTTGTTGAACCAAAACAAGTTTGCTGATGCTGCAAAGGAATATTTAAACCACAGAGAATATCGCAGCACAAACAATCGTGGTGTAAAAAAACGTATGGACTGGAACGCTGCTGTATTTAAAGCAGCTGGTTAAATTATTTCTTTGTTAAGCTAGACCAATCTTTTTGATCTGCTTTTGACTTTTCCAATTCATTTTGTTGTTTTTCTGGCAACTTTGGATTGAAATTTATTCCAGTCTTGACTTCTATCTCTGATATAGATACAATATATTTATGAAGGTCTTCAACTGGCAGTGGAGCATTAGGAAACATAAATGCAATACCCTTGTTTGATTTTGAATCTACAATAACTTTCCACATATAATCTGGAATACCAACTTTGTTATTACCAATTTCTTTATATCCTTTGTTATAAAATGTGCCAGTTATAACATATACATCTTTGCCTTCAATTACCCAATTTCTAACAGCAGTTTCCAATTGTTTCCAAATTCCTCTATTATGATTAGGAACTTGAGGAACCATATTAGAAAGAAAGAAACTTTCACTCATAACATCATCATTTTGAGTATTGTCTCCAGCAGGCACAAGATGACCACGATCAAATGGATTTCCAGCATAATCACTTAATAATGATTGATGTTGCTTTGCTATTTCTGGGTCTGGTCTAAAATCATCTTTACGTTTTGATTTTCCATTGATCTTTTCAAGTGTTGGATGTTCTACAACATATTCAGCTGTTTTGGTATCATAGCGATAATGTATAGCATAATTCTTTTTGATTATATACTGAGTATCTTTTACAATTTTGCTGATTGGCGCACCATTCACAACAAATTGAGATGCTTTGTCATCAATTGGATTGGCAACCAAAACAGTAACCAATGTTAACAAACACAATGAATAGTAATATATTTTCTTCATAAGCATGGTATAATATATATTATATATACGGTTACTTTTTCAACTTGTTTCTGTGATACTTTACTGCCGCAGTTGATATTCCATACTTGTCAGCAATCTGTTTACTAGACAATTCTTGATTAGATATATCAAGTAAAAATTCTTCTTTTCTACCTTTTAGTGCATTTCTTCCACGGCTCACACTATCTCCTCTAGTCGATTCTACAACGATCTTTTTTCCTTTATTTTTATTTACGTGGCTATAATTGATTTTACGAGATGATAGCATTTTACGACGTTCTTGATATTTTTGAGTACCAATTTCTTGACCATTTCGTTCTACAAACCATTCAAGAGAAAAACGACCTTTTGCTTTGTTTTTAAGTTTTTCTATTGATTCGTCTGTGTGATTTTTTCCAAACATTGCATTATTTTCTCCCGACGACATCAGTCTGTTTTTTTCTCGCATAGATTCTTTGTTTGGATTGTGTGTAAAATTGTCACCCCCACCGGCATGTTTTCCAATATTATACCCGATTGATTTATATGGTTGAAGTGTGTCTAGATAATATTGTTCTCTTTCAAAGCACTTTTCCGGAGAACATTCTTCTAATATTGCGATAGAAAATGCTTTTTCGCCATGCTTTTCCCACGAGCGTTGTAATATTATATTTACATGAGTTTTATTGTTTAAATCCCTCCTGTGATCCAAAAAACGCTGATCTATATCTATAGAAGATCCGACATAAAATTTTCCAGTTATTTCATTTGTTATTTTGTATATTCCAGATTTTACCATAAATAGATTGAGTTATACTCATAAATACATACCAGTCCAACCAAAAAGCAAAATAAATAAACAAAAAAAGACCGCCCTTTCGAGCGGTCTTTTTTATAAAATCTCTGTTTAAGAGATGAACTATTATACTTCGTCCAAGTTGCCGATAACAATTTTCCCAAAAAATTCCGGGCGGAGCATCTTCTTGGCATAACGTGTCATTACGCCACGACGTGGAGTAAAGTTCACTGGGTCATACACCAACGGTGTTTGAATCAGTGGAATGTATGGAGCGTAAACAGCGCCGGTTTCTAGGAAGTTTGTTCCACGGAAACCTACCAACATAACATTGTCTGTCATGTATGGGTTCTTGTATACTGTCCAACGGTTGCTCAGAGCGCCAACTTTGGCAACGCCCATTGCGAACTTGGCTTGGTCGCCGTCCGTGTTGGTACTGAAGCCTGGAATGGATTCAATGATTGTAGCAACGTCTGGTGAGCAAACTAGGAAGTTTGCACCGCCGCGCAGTGTCAATTGGTGAATCTTGTTCGAGACCTTTTGGATCTTGTTGCCCAAGGTTTGGAACCATGTGCTCTTGACATATGCAGTGCGGTTAGCAGCTGTGTCTTGGAACTTACCAAGAGTAGCATTGTATTCAGCGCCAACGCGAGCTGACCAGAATTCAGTTGTGGCAGCTGGAGCAGCTGTGACCAACATGTCCAAGATTTCCAAATCAATTTCCATCGAAACGTATTCAGATAGAAGAGCGGTTAGCTCGGCTTCTGCGTCGATAGAGTGATATGCATTCAAGTCTTGAGCCAATTCTGGTGTCCAGACGGCTTTCAACTTACGAGTCTTGGCAACAATGGCTTCGCTCTTCAGTTCCAGATTGACTTCTGGAATACCAATGTCGTTTGCTACGCCAGTGGCGTTTGGCAATCCAGCACCTTGATCTTCAAAGTCACCACGGGAGGTGGCTTCTGGTTGCTTATGATAAGCAACAAGCACGGTTGGGGTTGCTCCAATTGCGGAACCAGATACGACGAATGTTACAACGTCAGTGGCTGTGTCAACAGTGGTGAATGCTGGATAGAAATCAACGATTCCAGAACCAGAAACGGTGAAAGCTCGGATGCCTGTTGCATCATAGCCTGTACCTGTCAAGTCAGCGGTAACGCGGAATATTTGGGTAGCATCTACAGACGCGGAAAGTTCTGGAACGAACTTTGCGTCGAGCCAAGAACCAGTAGCAGCAGTTCCGGTTAGGGACGTTGTTGAGTCATTCATGGTATAACCGAAACGACCTTGGCCATATAGACCATTGGTTGCGCTATCGGTAGAACCCAACTTGGTGCCTGTACCGCCGAACAGCGATTGTCCGCTGAAGCTTGGTTTACCGGCTTGGTTGGAACCATATTTGAAGTCCAGATAGAATACTAGACCAGAAGGAAGATTCATCGGTTGAACCGATACAAATTCCTTGGCTGCGATTTCAGCGAAAACGCGACGAACCAGTGGTAGAGCAACGCCCGCCCATTGTTCGGAATTGGCGGAGGTACCTGTGCGGGTAGCTTCGTCAATTAGTTGCTTTGCTTGATTTTCCAAAAGGATAGACATGTGTGACTTTTCCATGTCGGTCTTGATGCCTTCTAGAAGCCCTGTTTTTTCCCATTTGGTCATTAGACCACGGGTTTGAGACATTAGTTGAACCATTGGGTTCGATGTCTCGCTTAGTAGTGATTTGATGTCTGACATAATAATTTCCTATATTTAGGTGTTGATTGTTTTTACTTACTTATTTACTGCGAATACCGGCCAATTTCTTAAAGCGGTTTGCCATTTCGGCTCCTTCTGTAAGAACAGCGGCTTTTGTCGGTCTTGTTGATGCAACTGGCTTGGAGGCGAGTCCTTCGGTGATGGATCTAACAGTTTGAGAAACAACCTTTTTAGTGGCTGGTGCTGCAACAACTGTCTTTTTTCCACCGAAATTAAATGATTCGGCCAACGTAGCGTAAACAAGTTTGGCTTCACGAACCGATTTCGTGAGGTCAAATGACTCGATTACTTTTAGTTTTTGCTCATTGTTTAGGCTGGCTTGTTTGAACAACTTGTTCGTATACAACAGCTTGGCATTGAGCAGGTTAACTTCATTGATGCGGTCCCGTAGATAAACGACTGCGCTACGGTATTCTGCTAGTTCCTTCTTCAACGAAATATTTTCTTTGACGGTTTCTTTTTCTTCATCGTCGTCGTCTTTTGATTTACCAGCTTTTTTGGCTTGGTAATCAGCAAGACCCTTTGGAAGCTTTCCTTCTTCAATTTCTTCTTCGGCGTCTTTATCGTCCGTTTCAGATAGAAGTTCATCAAGATCGACTATTTCGTCGGATGCTTCGGAAACTGGAGCCTCTTCAGCTGCCACATCTTCCATGCCACCAACGTCATTCAGACCGTCTTCCAATTCTTTTAGGATTTCATCCAAAGAAGCTTCATCAACTTCTTCGTTTTCTTTCAAGGCTGTTGTGTCATTGTCATATCCGCCGTTGGATACTTCATTTCCTTGACCTTGTGGATCATCAGTCTTGTGACCATTTGTGGTCTTGGTATAGTCCGACGACGCTTTTGCGTGTTTCTTGGCGGCTGGTAGAGAACCTTTGGTTCCGCCGATTGCGGCTCCAACCGACTTTACCATCTTCTTACCTGGATCTTCTGTGTTGTGACCCTTGGTGGTCTTTTTGTAATCACCAGAAGCTTTTTCACCTTCGGTCATATATCCAGTGTCATCTTCAATATTTAGTTCAGACAACTCATCTTCGCCACCCATATCATCGGTTGGCAATGGAGCTTCTGGTGCTGGAGCAGCTTCGCCACCCATATCATCCATTGGCAATGGAGCTTCTGGTGCAGCCATTTCTTCGCCACCCATATCATCGGTTGGCAATGCAGCTTCTGGTGCTGGAGCTTCTGGTGCTGGAGCTTCTGGTGCTGGTGCGACTTCTTCTTCGCCTTCCATCTCGGCACGTAGCTTTTCAGACAACATGCTTTGTAGTTTCGGAGCAAAGTGCTCTTCGAGAGCAGCTTTTGCGTTTGATAGAGCAGTGGCACGAACGGCTTTGGCGTCGGCAATTGCTTGTTTTAATAGATCTGACATAATAGTTTTATCCTTTTTGGTTGATGAAACTATTAGAGTTTCAAATGAAATTTTGAACTGTCTCGCACTAAATAATAGTGCATTTTATAATAAATAAATATATACACACTTACAAAAAACGTAAAAATATATAATATTATTTACTTTTTTGCAATTTTACTGATTGCTGGACCAGTGCCTTCGTTCAAATCTTTAATTTCAAAGTAACGACCCAATACATGCCCACCATCTTCATATAATGCTTCCATACGTTGTTGAACAGTGTGTGCTTCTTTAGCAAGTTTGTTGAATTCTTCACTAACACGGCGCAAATCTTTCATGTTGCGTGACACAGTGTTTTTATCAAACCAATCGTCACCAGTTTCACTGAGAGTAAATTTTTCAGCAGCTTCTGTAATCTTGCTTAATGTATGAGCAATCTCCATCAAATTACCTTCTGGTGGACGACGCAAAAGATTTCCATATTCGTTATAACGGCCAATGGAATCAAGTGCAGATTTCTTTTCTTCATTAGTCCATTCTTTTTGTTGAGCATTGTTGGTTGGTTGGTCAATACCTTCAATCAGAGGTCTTAGTTTAAGTATTTTCATAAAAATTATTAAGCTGATGGTTCTTCTTCAGTTTCTTCTGGTTGTTTGGTTGCCATTGTTTTCATAGAAGACAACAGTTCTGGAAAACCTGGAATTACTCTGTATGATGCAGTTTCTTCACTAAATGCATTGATGTCTTCTGGAGTGGTGATTTTTAGTTTTTGTACCATTTCACCGGCCAGTGCATCAATTGTATTGGTCTTGAACGCATGATCCAAAATCTTTCCTAATAGAAATTGTGTACCAGAATTGGAACCAAGTTTTATATAAGAATGTTTTTTGATTTCTTTTTCGGCTTGATCTTTTTCAGCTTTGGCTTTTTCTAGTTCTGCTTTTGCTTCGGCAGCGTCAGCCTGCGCTTCTTCAGAATCTTCTTCTGTACCACCTTCTTCTCCACCAAGTCCTGCGAGTGCATCATCACCAGCGTCTTCTTTTCCACCATCGGGCGGTGCATCAGCACCTGCATCTTTACCACCCGCGTTTGCTTTTGGTTCATTGGTTGGTGCTTCATCTTTGCCTCCTAGTGGTGGTAATCCGCCAGCATCTTCTCCACCAGCATCATCTGCTGGATTCTTTTTTTCATCACCTTCTTTTTTCAAAGTTTTCTTTGCAACTTTTTTATTTTTCTTGGCTTCTTCAAGAATATTCCAATCAACGCCTGTTATACGACCTTGAGTAGCTTTTTGAGATATACCAGAGATAAGTTGTTTTAGAAATGGATTTGTGATTTTGTTGCTCATATGTTATAAATATATATCAATTTATGTAAATTGTGTAAAATTAGTTATTTGGCTGCCAATAACGACCTTTACCAAATATTTTTTCAGCCGCAGAAACTGCACCAGTATAGTCTCTACCAATTTTATGTTTGATTCCCCATTTGCTACTCTTGAATTGAGTCAAACCATATTGTGTAGCAATTGATTCTTTACCAGACGGAACATTGAAGAATGTAATACCAGCCATCTTTGGTTTGTTTGAGTATTGTCCTCTTTCTTCTTTGTCTTCTTTGTCATATGCAGAACCACCAAGTTTTTCTTCTTCACCTTCTTGCATATACAATTGATCGTCTTGAATTTTTTCATGAACCAATTCATTATTTTGATCATCCAACTCTTCAATTTCTTTATCGCTGAGTGGTGTACCATCCATATAATTTGCAGCAGAAATATAAGCATCAGAAAAATCCGGATAATCTCTACGATCAACTCCGTCAATTTCAATTGATTTTTCATCAACTGCCTTGCCATTTAGCATAAGAGGTGTTGATTTATTTTCTTTCATCATCTTCTTTGCGATGTTGGAAAGATTGCGACCCTCATACATGTCATCGCCATCGCCATATTTTTTTTCTAAAACATCAACTACTTTATAGAACAAATTTTCTTGTTTTTTGTTTCCCATTGAATTCCAAAATGCTTGAAGCTTTTTGTTTTTTGGATCGTTTATGACAAATTCCTCGAAATCATCATAAGATATGTTTTCTGGAGAATCTACATCAACATAGTTCATCCAATCTTCTGCTTTTTTTGCAAGAGATTTTATCAACTTGGCTTCATTACCACCAGCGGGAGCATTGGTTGGAGTTGCCGTTTTTGATGAAAGTTTGTAATTTACTGGAGTTGGTTGGTCGTCACCATAATAATCTGGGTCTGCTTTCAGTGCTTTATTATATAAATATGTTGACACCATATCATGTATTTCGTTCTTCTGCTTGCTGCTCAACTTGTTCCAAAAATTTAGAATCTTTTTGTTATTGGAATCTTCAATTGCGGACTGTAGCCCATAAATATCAATGTCGTGTGCAGCATCAAGACCAATCATATCTTGGTACTTGGTGGCTTCTATAGCAAGATATTGCACAATTTTCTTGATTTCTGTTTCGTTTGGTGCTGTTGCTTCGTTCATATAATTTAGCGAGTTTAATTTTAGCGAGTTTCTGACAATATATCACGAATGATATTTTCAATTTTTAAATATTTGTTGATGTCTTTGCGATCTTGATTGCCGCCAATCAATTGTTTTTCACGATCTATGCCTTCGGCAAGATTCATATAAGCACCACGTGTGCTTGGTGAAGATACAAGGTCAAAACACAATAGTTCAAAGTCATCTTGTACTTCAACAGTGTTTTCATTCACATTGCGAACACTTCCCAAACCTCGACTGCTAATACCAATGCGAATATTGTTTTTAATCAAATCTCTTGCAATATTACCACTTGGTGTTGTTAAAATTTCAATTGTACCAACCACAGTATCACCTTCCCAGTGACATTCTGTAACATTGTGACATACATTCTTTAAATTTATCACACTGGATTCTGGATGATCAAGTTCGCCCAAAGCACGACGTTCTTTGATGATTTGTTGATATTTTTCAACTTCACGCTCTAATACTTCGCGTGGATATACACGACCATTATGATTCTTTTCACCGGCTTTTTGTAATGGACCTTTGAGAACCAATGGACCACCAGTATTTGCTTTTGCTTCTGTAAGCATCTGCGGAGTAATATCAAATGGTATAAAATCTACTAATAGTTGTTTGCTCATATTATTTGCTTGGTACAATGTTTCGTTTAGAATTCATACCCATAACTTGTGGATATTGAATGCCGCCAACTTGACCGCGTGTCAAACTTGCTGGTGCTTGTGATTTTGCTTGAGGAGCATCATTTACTTGTATTTGTGAATCATCCAAATAATATTCATTTTCTGATTCATTGCCTTCTTTTCCAATGAATACAATATAATATTTGTCTTTCATATAACGAACATCAATGTTATTGACAGAAACGTTATATTCTTTTTCAATTTGACCAACACTGCCTTTGGATGCTTTTACAATTACATTCTTTTTTAGAAATGATTTCTTTAGTTCATCAGCCAGTTTCTTTACAGCAGCATCTTCTTGAGTTTCCAATGATGTCTTGAAATTCTTAAACTGATTAGAAATGTCAAGCATCTTGGCATTTGGTGTAGCAGGTGGTGTGACTGCGTTTGGTGCACGACCTGTTGACATACCACCAGCGGCAGATGGATTGTTGCCCCATGTGTCTTCTTTCAAAATCTTTTTAGCAATGTCTGTTAGATTCATAAATTTTATTTTTTTCCCATTCTGTTGATTCTTTTGGCAATTTCTTTCAATCGACCATGAATTTCTTTCATGTCTGGTTGAGTACGTGCCCACAAACTTGTGGCTGGAACATTTGCTTCTGTCTTGAGACGTTCACAGATGTTTAATAGATATTCAACTTCATTAAGCATTTTTTTTGCTTGATTGATGCCATATGAAATCTTGGCATGATTTTTCATCATGTCACTATCTTTGAAATTACGATACCGACTGCGACCTTCCATAATACCAATATCACGACGCAGTGTCAGTGTTTCACCTTCACCAACTGTTGTATCATCTGTGTCTTCTTTGCCCACAACTTTGCCACCTGGCATACTACGTTCGGCTGTTTTCTTTTTGCTTTTATGACCACGAAATGCCGCCGGTGTTTGATAACCAGCAACAGCACCCGTTGATGTCATTTCTTCAATGACTTCTTCAACTAATTCACGGATGATTTTTTTGGCGTCGTTCATATTTTATTTTCCAATATATCCAACAAATGTATGATCTGACGGAGCATTGTTTACAATATACCAAGCCGATATGTCTGTAACGCTGTCGATTCCCATATCTCTAACATCTTCTCCTTGCATTAATGTTGCTTTTGTCCAATTATTTGCTACTGATATGTCACAACGATTTGCAACAAGTTTATATGGCTTTAAACTATACAACTCTTTAGAATCAACAAAATAAATGTATTTTCCAACAACCTTTTGTGGTTGTGTGGCTTCATTTATTGTTTCTCTGATTAGTTGTTTTAGTTGTGATTT